CTTAATGATGTTATTTGCTTCCTTCTGGGCGTCTGCGAGGCTCGTATTCTCGTCTTTTCCTGAAGCATCGATGATCTTCTGCAGGGTTCCGTATGTCGCTGTATCGCCGTCTACGGTCGCCGCTACGGGCTTCCGTTCGTCCTTACCTGCCTTGCCGAGGATAACCACTTTCGTGATCATTCCGTCCATCGTTTGTTCGGTCCTGGTCTGTACTGCATTGTTTTTGGCCGAGATTTCATAGACAGTTGTGTTCTGCCCGACCGGCCTGATTGTCAAAACGTCTTTGATGCTCAGAATCACATATTTCTGTCCGGTCTGTTTTTTTACTTTCTCTAAAACATCGGAGATGATAATGTCCGATAGGCTTCCTCGAAGCACCAGCTTTTCATGCGTGATGGACGCGTAGCTGTAGTCCAGCGGAACACCCCAATTGTTACACAGCTGCTGTATGACGCTGTTGCTCGCCTGCCCTGCGGTGAAATACTGCGAATCCTCCGATTCCTGCATAAAGATCAAGTTGTCGTAGCATTTTATCTGGATTTCCTTGTCGCTCAGTGTGTCCCGGTAGTACCTGGTCCAGATTACTCCTCTGAACACTTCATCGTTTAACGTTCCGTCGTTGGCGCTTATAAATACCCGCTGCCGCACTTTTAAAATGCTGGCCAGCGAGGTTCCTCCCGTCTTCACGTTGGCCACGTTGATTGTGACACTTTGCGCCAGCTGTTTTTCCCGGTCCGAGAAGTCAAAGTCAAGCACAGCCGCAGTAAGGTCGTATTCCGTGGAACCGTCCAGCAGGCGGACGGTATAGATTGGATTCTCCTTTGATGCCTGCATGCGGTTCCTCCTTTTACTGCGGTATTTCGATGGTCACTCCGGGATAAATCCACCACCCGTTGTTCGATGAAGACTTCCCGTATTTCTTCGCGGTGCTTTCGATGATCGTCTTGTTCGCCTCATAAATCTGGCTATTTTTCGCGCCAGATCCGAGGAATTTCTGGGCTATTGCCCAGAGGTTATCGCCTTTTTTGATGGTGTAGCTCGTAGTCTTTTGAGCCGGTCTCTCCGGCTCTTGCGGCTGCGGATTCTCCGCCGTCTTTGATTTGACTACGATATCCCGGTCCTCTATGAAAGACACCTCGTAGTCCATGTCTCCGAAGGCTCCATTTGGCGTGGCGCTGTAGTCCTCCAGGATCACGTCTTTGTTGATCGGGTAACCGGTCACCATGATGTTCAGGGGAGTGCCGTTCGTCTTCCAGCTCTCCAGAATCTTGTGGTAATACTTCGGGGCTTTCACTCTTCCGCGCTGCATTCCGGTGTCGGACCGGTTTTTCCCAGGGAATGTGCTCTGCCAGGAGATTTTCGCGAGTCCTGATCCCGATGGCACAGCCACCTCGCCGCGGTTCAGAATGTCGTATGTAGCGAGTGTGGTCCCGCCGCTTGCATAGTCTATGGTCTCGGGCAGCCACGGGACTCGAATCCTGCGGCTGCCCTTTCTTTCACGGATATAAATGTCGACCTTCATCATGCGCCTCCTCTGACCGGCGTGTTCTCGAATTGTGCATTGAATGCGTCAGCGAGAATTCCGGCCACGGTTTCTGCGATTTCTCCGCCCTGGGCTTTGATTGCCTCCACGATGTTCGTGTCGCCTCCGCTCATCTGGATCTCGACGGTGACTCCTCCGACGTTCACTTCCACATTGCTTCCGCTTCCGCCGTCTCCGACTGATCCGGTTCCTCTGTATCGCAGACCTTCGTCTCCGCCGTCTGTTCGGCCACCTCTGGCGAACCCGGGGACGTTCAGCATCTGTCCGGCTTTCTCCCACAGCTTGAGGCCGCGTTCGCGTCTCTGGCTGCCTAGTGGGATGATCATCTCCGGTGTGCCCTCTTCCGCAACTCGGACGAGCCGTCCTCCGCCTCGAACCATGCCGCCGTCCGCATACCCGGCCACAGTGCTGTCCGCGGGGTAAACGAGGCCGCCTCTGGCCCTGTGAATCGCAGACACCTGTATTCCTTCCGGCAGCCCTTCGAATTTCGCATTGACGTTGACCGTCAGGGGCATATCAACTTGCGCCCCTGCTGCAAACGAAGACTGCAGTGCTGTATCTGCTTTTCCCTTTGTTTCGTCGGCCATTCCGGCGATATCGCTTTCTGATGGTGTGATGCCGTCAGCAATTGCCGAGCCCACAGCTGCTGCCGACTCCGGCATTGTCTCTGCTACGGAGCTCAGCATTGTGCCGATGGCTAGCGAGGTTCCTTCTTCCAGCGATTCCACGCCCAGATAGTTGGCCGCCTGTTCCTGCGTCCAGTTCACCGGCTGGATTCCTTCTGAGATGGACTGTTCCAGCGCCTGCTGCAGTTTTTCCGCAGCGTCTTCTCCGAGCACATCTTCAAATGTTCCGCCGAGGATTTCAAACTGGATACTCTCTGCGCTTGCTTTGAGTTCTCCGATATTTGCGCTGTATCCATCGGTCAGGGCTTTGATCTGTGCGTCGTAGTCTTCCTGGCTGAGAGCTCCTTCGTCAAGCTGCAGTTTCAGGCTTGTGATGGACGTCTCCAGGGCCGTGTCGTAGGTCTTTGTGGACTGCTCCAGCTGCGTCTGCAGCTCGCTCTGAAGCGCTTTAAACGACGACTCGTCGAGCTGGCCGGAGCTGAATTTTATTTTCAGAGTTTCGAGCTTGGCTTCCGCCTGTGCGCTTGCCACTTTGTTCGTAATGTCTGCGATCTGCTGCTGCAGGTCCGCGATTACCTTCGCTTCGCTCTCCGGGTCGATCTTTCCGTCTTCCAGCGCCACATTGATCTGCGTGGTCAGCTCTTTGTTCAATCCGTTGAGCTCTTCCTGCATGCTCTTGAAGAAGGCATCAGAGCTGTTTATGATTCCTGTTTTGGCTTCGCTGTCCGGTTCCAGGAGAAGGTCTACCGCTGCTGTGAATTCGTAGTGTTCTGCCTCGATCACCTGTTCTGCGCTTGCGATGTACTGCTCCACAGTGTTCTTAAACACTTCTTTTTCGTCGTCGTTGAATTCGTAACCGAGGCTCGCTTTCCAGTTCAGCTTATTGATTTCCTGTACCCCCGCTGCGAAATATGTGAGGGAGCTTTCGGCCTGCTTTGCAGCGTCTCCGAATGCTGTGAGCTCTTTTGCTTTGCCTCCGAGCGCGATGTTCTGCGCTACCATTTGGATCTCTTCCATGGAGAGCGATATGCTCCCGAAGTTTTCCTTGATGCTCTTTGCTACGAGCTCCTGGCGACGGATGAGCTCATTGGCGGCTTCCTCGGAGGACTTCGCCTTTTCCTCCAGCTCTTCCATGCTGGTGATACTCTCTGCGGCATCCTTCTTGAGCTTCTTGCTCTGCCACCATCCGACCGCGCCTCCGACGCCTGCGCCGATTCCAGCTCCGACAAGCGTCCCAAGTCCGGGGATTATAGAACCGAGTGCTGCGCCAAGTGCCGCGCCTCCGGCAGCGCCTCCGACTTTCCACGCGCCGGATTTCTTCTGCGTATCGTCATCGGACTTGTATCCTTTGTAGAGATCAACGCCTCCGCTGATTGCGGTTCCGGCACCGACCACTCCGCCGACAATTCCGAGCGCTGGTAAGATTCCGGCCAGAGCTGCGGACTTGCCGGATACATCCATGGTGCCCCAGCCAGCGCCGCCCATTTTCGCGTATCCGAGGCTGGCCAGCAATCCTGAAAGCCCCGAGCCGCCTACCATGGCGTTGCCGGTGCTGCCGATGATTCCTTTACCGACTCCGATTGCCGCTCCGCCTACAGATGCGATTCCTCTGCCCACGCCGATGATCGACGAGAGGCCCTGGGTCGCTTTCGAGACACCGATTCCGCCGACGAGAAATTTCGCCCATGTCGGCAGGGCATTCCAGACGTTCTTGATGGCGCTCATGAATGCGTCCGCCACAGCCGAACCGTCGAAGTTGTCAACGAATCCGCGCACGAACGATTCCGCGATTCCTGCTCCTTCTCTCTCTCCGAGGCCGTCGTTCAGTGCGTCGGTCCCTCGGAATATTCCGAGAAGCACGCCCGAGAGGGTCTTTCCTAACCATGAGCCGATCTTTCCGGCTGTCGCTGCTGCTTTCTGCTTTCCGGTGCTTTCCCACCACTCTCCTA